AACGGCACTCCATAAACTTTCTCCTTTCCATTTATCCGGCGTAGCACGCTCACCATTTGGCAACTCAACGCGACCACTTTCATCTACAGGAAAAGATAAATTGTCTCTTACGTGCTGGCTTTGTTCACTCAGCGGCTTATCCCAGTCGAGAAAATGCTCGGGGTTGGCGGCGATCTTGACTTGATACATATGCCCTTCTAGCGGGGTTGATGTCACATCCCAATAGTCGCCAAAATTGATAAATTTTGATCCATCCTTAAACTCAGATATCTTAGCCCCAGATCCTGATGGGTCATCATAATTCTTTACGGAAATACTATTCGCTATTTTCTCAATATTTCTTCCACTCGGATGGTCAAACGATGATCCATCATCTCGGAACATTGCGGACAATCGGCTAGCGATGTCTATTCCATTAGCCGTGTTGCCTGCCGTTAGTTGGTTAATCCCACTAAGTTGGTCTCGATAATTTTTCGCAATCCCCTCATTTTCAGCGAAATAGAGCCCATGCCCGTAAGCCTGATTGCCCTCGCCAGTCCCTATCTTGCTGAGGTCGAACTTATCGAAGGAATGAGGCGAGCCATGATAGGCGATGATGCCCGGCTCGGGTTCCGACGCGCTCGACGCCGCACCTCCCGGACCTCTCGGTCGCAACTGCATTTCGTCGGGATAGTCTTGCGTCAGTTTCGGCGAGAGGCTGGAGCGCTCGCTTGGCGTCAGCCATGCCCGGCTCTCGACGTTCCGGGCCTCGGTCTCGCCCATCAACCGACGATAGCCTTCATATCGGGCTTGCGCCTCAAAGTCTGGCAGCGTCCTCTCGACGACACCCTGAATTGCTTGGTATCGAGGATTGCTCAGATAGTTCGGATCAGCCCGCACAATATCGGCCGCCTCGCCTTTGATCGCCTTCAAGTTGGCCCATGCCCGCTCCAAGTCCGGCGTCAATGCGAGCGGCGACTGAGACACCGAAGCGCCTTTCCCAAATCCTTCGATATCCTGGACGCCATGCTGCGTCTCATGCAGCGATGTCCTGAAAACATCTTCGCCGCCTGGATCGAGACGCATTTCGGAGTGACCCAGCATGTCGCCCGCTGTACGCGCTCGCATGTTCTCGGGGATCGCCGAGACCTGTGTGTAATTCAACTGCGGATAGGCGTCATAAAGGGCCTTGTGCTCAAGGACATCGGGGAGGAGTCCTGTCTTGCCGGCGTCGATATCGGCCATGCCCCTCGGCGCGAGCGAGGCCGCATGGTCGGAAATCTCATAGCGCCATTTTCCGTCCGCACCGGTGAACCATCCCGTAGCGTCGCGGATTGCCTCTCGCTCCGCACCTTTCGCCGCCATTCCTTTGGCTATATCAAGCGCCACGAGGTCCGCCGTCCGCGACATCGGCCCAGCGAAGATCGCCAATACCGATGCGCCCGCGTTGAGCGCCGCCCCACGATAGTCGCCCTGTCCGAAGTCTCGCCCGGCGTCGTGGATCGACATGCCCACACCGAGAGGCGAATTGCTGACGACGTTCGCCAAACCAGTTCCAAAGTTCTCGGCACTAGCGCGCGACGCGCCGAGCGCCTTCATTCCCTCGCCAGCGTCAACCCGCAATCGATCCGCCGCATTTGGCTCATAGCTCGACAATGTTCCGCTCGATGCGAACGGGCTATCGGCAAATGTCGGCGGCGCGCGATCGAACGGTGACGGCTGACCAGCGAATGGATCATGGCCGACCGGCGTCAGTGTGTAATCGCCGAAGTCAGGCATTGCCCACCTTCTGCGCGCCCCTCGGGTCGAGCCGGTGATAGCGGCCCGACTTGTCCTGGATATACATCTTGCCGTCCGGTGCGCGGCGCGCGCGCTGCATGACGGCGTTCATGAGCGACTGAGCTTGCTGAGGCTGCATCTGCGGGGCTTGCTGACCTTGCCCCGGCTGCGGCTGGCCTTGCGGCTGCTGAGGCTGTTGCGGATGCATGAGGCCCATCGCCTCGGTCCATATGTCCTTTTGGAACTGCGCCGCGGCGAGTTGCGTCTCGCCGGCTACCTGTCCGGTTTCCGCAATGGCCTTCTGAGCTTTGGCGTCTGACTGACGAGCGTCGGCCGCCGTCTTGGCGTTCTTCGCGACCTCGCCTTCCATCTTGAGCTTCGCAGCGACCTGGGCGAGTTGCTGCGCTTGCGGGTTCGGCGGCGGCTGCATAATCGAGAGGATGCGCTGTTTCTCCGCGCGCGGAAGCGGCGAGAGTTCGATGAGCACTTGCGGCGGGAACGTGCCGGGCGGATAGCCCTTCAGCGCGTCGTAAGTGTCCTGCATCATGTTGGCGACGTCAGCACCTTCCTCCAAGATGATATCGACGTCGAGCGCGCCGAGCGCGTTGACCATCGCCGGTCGGCCCCATTGGTCGAAGCCAACCCCGTTGACCTGAATAAACTGCGCCTTCTGTTGGTCGTTATCGAGCATCCGAAGCCAACGCTCGGTTTTCCAATAGCGCTGCGCCGTCGTCCAAATCGCACGGTACAGTCCGAGAACCCACTGTCGTCTCGCCAGAATGAAAGGCCCAAGCGAGGCCATGCCGGGCTGGCGAAGCAGTTCGATCGCGCGCCCCGAAATGTTGGCGATCGGAGCGCCGGAAATCGAGGCAACGTTGATGTTGGCGAATCGGTCGATCTCGCCGCCTGCATCCTCGCCAAACTTGATGAACGCCGTGAGGTCGCCAGTCTTGTCGTCGGGGATGAGCTTCTTGCCGGGATTCAACTCGACATAGCCGTCCGGCCGCGACCACTCGATGCGCGCCTTTTCAACGTCGTCGACTGCGCCCTTTTCGCCGATGAGCCGGCGCGAGTTGGCGAGGTGAAGCGCCTTGCTCTTGGACTGATTTAGGCTGTCCTGCGGCCCGCGAAGATTGCGGACGAACCCGTAGCGGTCGCCGTCATGGTCGACCGCGACCGAATACATGTGGAATGGCGAAACCCGATTCCCCTTGTCGTCGAAGAATGGCGACAGCCCCTGGTCGAGCAGAACCGTCGAGACGTAGAACGCCCAACGCCACTGCCCTTTGAACTTGTACCAGTGCTCGACCATGCGGACGCGTTGCTGCGCCGTCATTACCCACTTGTATTCGCGGTCGGCGTTCGTCGTCAGGTCGCTATCACCCTCGACGAGCCCGCGAATCTGTTCGGCCTTGTCGGGAAAGAGCGACTGCGCCTCGTCGAGGTCCATCCACTTCGATATGCCCTCATATCGATTGTCGCGGAAATCCTGCCGATACGACTTCGGATCGTAGAAATATTCGTCGCCGATAACCCAAGTCAGGCCGATGTCAGGGTCTTGCTGATCGCCTTGCGTGAGGATCATCTGAACGCCGGCAATGCCATCGATCCCGGATTGCAGCAAGCACCACGGCTCGATGCCCTTCCAGTCGTTTTCCTCCAGCACGAAGCGAATGACTTGCGTCGCGAGAGCGGAGCCTTGCTCGCTCTTGGCCGACCTAGGGACGGCTTTCGGGTCGGAGCGCTGGCGCTCGACGACGCCGACAATTTGATTGATCTTTTCGTTCGTGCGGTTCCACGTCGTCGCGGGCTGGCGACGCTTGCGCAAGATTTCTATTTGCTTCGCCGTGTATTGCGCACCATGATAATAGCGCCGGCTGTCTTTCTGCTCTTCGATCTCGTCGACCTTCGTGGTCAGATAATCCACGTATTGATCGCGCAATTTGCGCACGTCGAGAAACTGCTCGTCGTCATCTTGGGCCGGGACCGGACGCGCGGCCACCTTCGGCTCGGCGTTAATCAGCGGGGTGAGCCTAGCTGTGTCCGCCGCTTGAAGATGATCGAGAATTTCAGCCATGCGTCAGAACTACTCTTGCTTGCCGTGCCGCTTGGCTTCGGCGTTCATGAGCGCCTTCTCGGAGATATGCCCCGACTTGCGCAGGCCGCGCGTCTTGTCGGCCAACTCGCTATGCGTCTTGGCCTTCTTCTCGTGGTGCTTGGCGATGGCCTCGACGAACTTCGGATTGCCCTTGATCTTCTCGGCGCGCTCGATATGCCGGCCGGCGTCGTCGAGTTCGTATTCGTCCCACGGACCGTCTTTGCGCTCATGCGGCTCGACGTATTTGTGAGGTTCGGATTCGGTTGCGTTCGGAGGGCGGGGCATAGTCATGTCCAATCGTTGCGATCGGCCAGCTTGTCGAACTGGCGCTGAGAAATTTTGCCCGACTTCAATGCGGCTTCCGCCGCCGTCTGCTCTTCCGACGCCGGCTTGCTTTCGCCCTTCGCGCCGAGGATTTCTTTCAAGTCCGCCAGCGCCTCGTCGAGCACTTCTACGGGCGCCTCGAGGTAATAGCCTTCGACGAGCCCGGCAATGCGCTTGGCCTCTTTGATCGCTTCTGCCGCCGTCTTGCCCGTCGCCACAACCGCACCGACTTCCGGCATACCACAGAGTTGCGGGACTATGTAATGTTCACCTTCAATCACCGTGTAATTGCGGAGTTTGACGTTGCGGCGAAGCTCGGGCGGGAACGTGATGTGCGCCCAATTCTTGTCGGCCCATTCGCAATGAAGGATGACTTCGGCCCCCCACGGCGCGCTATACTCGGGCTCGATCATGATGCCCTCAGCGCCAAACCAGATGACCTCGGCGAGGTTCGTGATCATGTTTTGGTAAAGCTCGCTCGGCGGCGAGCCGGCGCGCGCCGTCATGTCGATCGGATAGCCGACTCCGTTTTTGTCGATACGGACCTCGGTCGACCAGAAGCCGCGATAATTGTAGCCCTTGAGCGCCGGCTTCAACCCGTCGTTGACGGTGCGAACTTGCTCGGGAAGGTCGGCGTACTTGATCGTCCGGCCAACGTAGCCCTTGTCCTTGACTTCGATCCCGACAAGCCCGACGCGCGGGAATTGCCCGTCAATGCAGAATCCGTCGTATCCGGTCTCAGTCGCGTCGGAAATTCCTTTCTCGACGATGAACTTCATGATCTTCTTTTTCGCGCCAAGATTGTGCTCAAGCTCGTCAAGCCGCGGCTCGATCTTCTCATACGTCGGCGAGTGAAACGTTTCCATGTCGCCGCGCGTCGAGTTGATCTTGATCCAATAATCTTCATGGGTCTTGAGATATTTGCGCAGCGCGTCGAGGCCGATGATCTCCTTATAGTCGCCGATCGGGATTCCGGCCTTCGCCATGATCTCCTTCGCCTTGGGGCGGTCGAGTTCAAGCTCGGCGCCGCGGCGGCAACCCCAAACCCGCTTGCCCTGAGACGCAAGATAGCTTTGGAGGTCGCCTTCGTAGCAGTCG